GCTACATTGAAGGATGAGCCAACCAAAACCGATTCTGAAAAAGTTCGCGTTTTTCAGGCTGGTGCTGTTGCTCTCAGTATTTTGATTCGTAAGTATTTCTTACCTATTGCACGAATTTTGTCTATAAATCCGTTGTTGTCGGAGAGTGCTGTAGGTATTAATGCTTTCTCCCCCCAGTGGGATGCGATGATGTCGCATGTGCTGAAATATTCCAGTGATGGTAAGGTTATTGCTTGGGATTATTCGAAGTATGATGTACGAATGAATTCTCAGGTAACTCGAGCAGTTTGGTCCAGTTTCATTGAAATTGCAGAGGTTGGAAACTACTCAGAGGAAGATCTGCTTATTATGGGAAATGCAATTGCAGATATTGTTCATCCCTTGATTGACTACAATGGCACTTTGATCATGGCATATAATATGAACACTTCAGGTAATAATCTAACAGTGAACGTCAATGGCGTTGCTGGTTCATTATATGTACGTATGGGATTCTTCGAACAATATCCCGACGAAGATGATTTTAGGACTTGTGTAGCTGCGCTTACGTATGGGGATGATTTTAAAGGAAGCGTATTGGACGGATATCACAAATTTAACTTTGTGTCTTTTAAAGAGTTCCTTGCTAAGCATGGTATGAAGATAACATTACCCGATAAATCCGATGATGAAAGGGATTTTATGCTTGATGAGGACGCCGATTTCCTGAAGAGGAATAGTGTATTTATACCAGAAATTGGTGTCAGTATTGGCGCGTTGGATGAGATGAGTATTTTCAAATCTCTCCACTCCAATTTGAAATCAAAGACTGCTTCAGACATAGAAGTTGCCATGTCGTGCATTGATGGAGCAATGCATGAATGGTTCGCGCACGGGCGCGATGTATATAATGACCGCAGACAAAAAATGATGGCAGTCTGTGAGCGTGTACAATTACCTCTTCCATCAGTCCAGGCGACATTTGATGAGCGTGTCGTTGCCTGGAAGGAGAAATATTTAGCTTAGGTTTGGTTACCCAATGTACATATTGTGGCTTCCTTTTGCTAACGTTCATTTGTATAGTAATGTACTACTTTACGTTGCATTTTTATGCGTTTATTATTTTTGCCTTTTTCGAGTTTTGATTATAGGTTCTCGGGTCCAAACCGAGCTCATCCAAGGAGTGCTTGGACAACAGTGTGGGACAAAGTAAGGCCCCACGCGTCGGATGACGCACCAGAAAATCTTGACATCAAATTGTGGACTTTACTGGGAACTCTAGTGTTTTACATATCGTACGCCGTTATCAAAGACTTGTCTTTGCATTGGCCTACAATACAAGAAATTCGCGAAGAACGAAAGGCTCGACGCCTACGCGAAGCAGAACGCGCAGAGATTGAACCCCAGTCGTCTGAAATGGGATTAACTGATATCAAAGCCGCACCTACAAGTACACAGGAGAATTTAAAATTTGAAGATGCCCAACCAGGGTTCATTCAAGAAGTGAAGTCTTCTTATGATACTGTGCGTGACGGTCCTATGAACACGGACACAACATTGGACAATTTTTTCTCTCGTCCATTGTTGCTTTTGTCGAAGGATTGGGGAGTTGGCAATATTTTTACAGAAAAGATTAACCCTTGGCAATTGTATTTTGAGAATCCAAGAGTGATTAATCGTATTTCCAACTACCGATTGTTACAAGCAAAATTGCACATAAAAGTCTTGATCAATGGAAACTCTTTCCACTATGGTCGAGCAATTGTTTCTTACAATCCTTTACACGTGTACGATGATATGACAATAGATCGCGCATTCGTGAGCGCTGATTTGGTCGCAGCCACCCAACGACCGCATATCTTTTTAGATCCCACAAATTCGCAGGGAGGCGAAATGGTTCTACCATTTTTTACGCCTGATAATGTTTTGGATATCCCTGATATGGGGTGGCGCCAGATGGGCGAGCTGGTAATACATACCATGCAAGAGCTCAAACATGCCAACGGTACGACTGATAACGTTACCATTAGTGTGTTCGCTTGGGCAACTGATGTGAAGTATTCTATCCCGACGCAAGTTGAACCGGGAGCTATTTCACCGCAAGCTGACGAGTATACTGACAAACCGGTATCTCGCATTGCAGGTGCAGTGGCAAATTTTGCATCGTATCTTGTAGATGCACCATACATTGGTCCATTTGCGAGAGCCACAGAAATAGGTGCCTCAGCGATTGGCAAAATGGCCACTTTGTTTGGGTATTCGTCACCTCCCAATTTGGAATTCAGTACTACACGTCTGGTTCCTGTGACGAATTATTCTGTTACAAACATGCCATCTGATGTCATGAAATTAACTGTTGATGCCAAACAAGAATTGACTGTGGATCCTACCATAACTGGTTTGGGTTCTACAGATGAGATGACTATTAATTCTATTGTGCAACATCAATCTTGGTACACAAAATTCGATTTCCCTGTTGGTAGCACACCTGGTACGCTTTTGTTCAATACAATAGTTGATCCTTGTGTTCAGCAAATATGGAATGATGAATTACACTTTCCGGCGACGTGTTTTGCTGCTATGCCTTTCTTGTATTGGCGTGGCACTTTGAAATATCGTTTCCAGATTGTGTGTAGTAAGTATCATAAAGGTCGATTGAGATTAGTATATGATCCAGTGGGTAATGCAATAAACCCAGAATTTAATACGGCATATACAACGATAGTTGATATTAGTGACACAACAGACTTCACTATTGATGTAGGTTGGGGACAGAAAGACCCCTACCGGAGACACTTGAATCCCGGTTTTGCACCTGCATACGGTAGTGACCGCCTTACATATAGTTCGACATCAACCGAAGTAGGAAATGGAACGTTGTCAGTTTACGTTCTTAATGAATTGACGGTTGCAGATACTACAACGAACAATGATATTCAAATTAATGTTTTCATTTCAGCCTGTGAAGATTTCGAGGTAGCGGTTCCCGTAACCGACACCATTCGAAATTTGAGGTTGACGACGGCTACGGCCGTTGAACCGCAAGCTGAAGAGATTTCAGAAGAACAAATGAAATTAGATTCAGCCCCTGTGATGAAGGAAAGTATCAACACAGTAGGTAACATGATTGGTACTTCATCGGATCCCACCAATTTGGTATACTTTGGTGAATCGATTAAGAGTATGCGACAACTACTGAAGAGATACAATGTACTTACATTGTTTGCAGGAGATGGATGGAATGGTGATGTTGATATTAAGACAGTCTTGGGTGCTTTTCCATTTTATGCAGGGTATTTCTCAGGAGTAATCAGAGATAGGTTTTCATACCCACTTGATTCTCAGGGTTATGCTCCTGGTTGGATGACATTTTTGAATTATGTGTCATGCGCCTATGGC